TTAAAGTGAGGTTCACATGTTTTTTAACAAAGAAAATAAACAAATTGATGCTTTGACAGCCTTGTTAGATAGGCTTGAATTCAAAGTTGAAACCTTGCAAGAGCAAGTGACAACTCAAGAAATCCGTCTAAATGCAATCACTAAACTTTATCCGCATGGCATCAACAAAGATGGTCAACCCCGCAAGAAGGTGGGCAGACCAAGAAAGGTAAGGGTATGAAAGCCTATCCTTTTCAACACAAGAACCCTACCTCTGGTCTGACAACAGATTCACAAGGTATGGAACTCAGAGACTGGTTTGCTGGTCTTGTTTTGCCAGAAATAATTAAAGAATTTGATAAACAGGATGCATACAAGCTATCCAATGTGGCTTATTTAGCTTATGGATATGCAGATGAAATGATGAAACAACGTGAAATAAAGGATGTTCCAAATGAGTAATATTGTTCCGTTTAACGACATGCAACAAATGGCAGAGGTTGCTGCTGGTAGCAGAATGTTTGGGTTCAAGAACCCACAAGAAGCTCTAGCCATCATGCTTTTGTGTCAGGGTGAGAACATGCACCCCGCAGTAGCTATGCGTGACTATCACGTTATCCAAGGCCGTCCAGCATTGAAAGCAGATGCAATGCTTGCACGTTTCCAACAAGCAGGTGGCACAGTCCAGTGGAAGGAATACACAGATGAAAAGGTTACGGGATTATTCTCGCACCCGCAGGGCGGTTCTCTCGAACTCAGTTGGACTCTACGCCAAGCGAAAGAGATTGGAATTGCCAACAAGGATAACTGGAAGAACTACCCAAGAGCGATGCTCCGTGCGAGAGTCATTAGCGAGGGAATCCGCTCTGTATTCCCAGGCTGTGTGGTGGGTGTCTACACCCCAGAAGAGGTACAAGACTTCCAACCTAATCCAGAACCGCAGGTCAAACACATGGGCACTGTCGAGCGGGTGGAGAATGTACCACAGAATGTACTACCAGAGGTTGTCGAGGATGGCGCATTTGCGCTTTACGTACCAAATTCAGAACAACCTTACAAACGATACGAAACGATTGAAAATTGGATAAATGGTTATGCCGATATGGTTTTCCGCATCATTCAGAGCCAGAAGTTCACTCTGGAGGAAAAGACAGCAAAACTCACTGCTCTCTCAGAATGCAATACAAGTGTTACAGAAAACTTCAACAGCTTGGATAAAGTCAAACTCAAAGCAGCCATCGTCACAGCAGGGGGACAAAGCTCCCCAAAGTCCGACATGTCCCAACAACCTCCAGATACGGGACTCAGAGAATGAATGTCTTAAATCATTTGAGGGACATAGGGAGCTTGACACCATTGGAGGCATTAAATGAATATGGTTGCTTCAGGCTTGCGGCACATATCGAATCTCTGCGAAAAGACGGACACCGAATCTTTACGGAGATGGTTAACCAAGGCGGCAAGAAGTTTGCCAAATACACACTCACAAGGAAGGACTGAGATGTCAACAGGAAACGCACACAAAGAGATGCCTGGTTCAGGTGTCATGTACTGGGAAGAAGAAGAGATGCGTAAGTCTCCTAAAGGCCCAGACTACAAAGGCTTTGTTGTTCTAGAGATGGACTACAGAGCAGGTGAGAAGTTAAAGATTGCAGCATGGCAAAAGCCAACCAGCCGTGGTCACAACCTCCTTGCTTTGAAAGAAGATAACTGGAGCAAGAAGAAACGTGAGGAAGAGATGAAGGATAAAGAGGTCACACCTTCCTATGCTCGTAAATCTTACGGGCGTGAAGATGACTCTGACATTCCCTTTTGATGGCAACGAAAGTCTCACCCACACAGCGTAGTCTGGCTCATTTGCGTGAGCTTGGCTACCACGTTGAAATTGTTGAGAAGTGGAACAGCTTCACTAAACAACGAAAAGACTTGTGGGGGTGGGCTGACCTTCTTGCTATCAAGAAGGGTGAGGTTCTGGCAGTACAGGTAACAGCCTCTGCTGTCAGTGACCGCATAAAAAAGATTATGGCCTCCGACACTCTGGCACTTGTCAGAGATGCTGGAATCAGGATTGAAGTACATGGCTGGCGCAAGTCAGCAAAGACCAACAAATATGTTTTAAGAATTGAGGATATATCGTGAGTGACGTAAAACCAACACCGCAACAATTACAGATGAGTCAAGACTCCACCACCAAAGCCAACAACAGCATCAACTACACCATGAACTTGGTCAACATGTCTTTGCAGCAAATCTGGAATATTGCCTATACCGCTGGCTTTGAAGACGCACAAGCCATCATGAAAACAGACCAAGGAAAGTAAATGAGCAAAGCACACGTATTTATCGCAACACCTATGTATGGTGGCATGACCACAGGCTACTACTGTCAGTCACTGGTCAACACAACCGCTGTCATGAAGGCCAACGACATCGACATGTCCTTTTCTTGCCTGTTCAATGAGAGCCTTATCCAACGTGGTCGTAATGCTTTGGCACATGGTTTCCTCCAGAAGAAAGAAGCCACTCACCTAATGTTTATTGACGCAGATATTAAGTGGAATCCAGCAGACATCGTTGGGATGATTGACGCTGACAAAGACATCATTTGCGGTATCTATCCTAAGAAGGAAATCAACTGGCATAGCGTAGATGCTGCCGTCAAAGAAGGTGTAGAGGTTGACCAACTCAAAACCCGCACAGGTAGTTTGGTAGTTAACCTTGTTGATTACAGTGGCACAGTCATAGTACCAGCACATGAGCCTGTAGAAATTTGGAATGGTGGCACAGGATTTATGCTCATCAAGCGTGAATGCTTGGAAGACCTGGCGACAAAGATGAACAGCTATATCAATGATGTAGTGTTTTTATCTGGCGAAATCAAGCAAGACAAAATTACTGAGTTCTTTGCCTGTGCTATTGAAGAAGGCGTGGGACGCTTGTTGTCAGAAGACTTCTATTTCTGTCAGGAAGCACGTAGGCATGGCTACAAGATTTACGCTGCTCCTTGGGTGGTTCTGGGTCATTTTGGAAGCTACCTGTTTGAAGGTGGGTTGATACCCGCACCATGACCATCTCTCTTGACCTTGGGTGCGGAGAAGCCATCCGCAACCCTTATGGGGCTGCAAAGGTGATAGGACTTGATATTGAGGACGCTGACCTTGCTATTGAGCCTATCCCCTATGGCAACGAGCATTTTGACTACGTGACGGCTTATGACTTTCTGGAACACATTCCCAGACTGTTGTACGTCCCACAACGTAGATACCCGTTTGTAGAGTTGATGTCAGAGATTTACAGGGTTATGAAGGTGGGAGCAAAGTTCTTGTCCTCTACCCCTGCCTTTCCACACAGTGCGGCTTTCCAAGACCCAACACATGTGAACATCATCACGCCTGACACGTTCTACGAATACTTTGATGACAGGAAGACTTGGGCAAAGCAGTATGGATTTAAGGGAGCGTTTGTCGTTAAAGAGATGCGCTACCACGGCCCACACTTACTGTGTGAGCTTGTCAAAGTTCATGTCAACGTTTAGCAGTCCGTGCAGACCTGATAAACGCTTCTTTGGTAGGGTAACCAGCTTGACCCTTGCGTTTAGGTGGTAACCCTGCCGCTCTGCGTTGGTTAATGTTGTAGTACAAGCCACGTTGGGCTTTTGGTGTGTATGCCATTATCTGCACCCCCATCTCTTTCTTGCTGCCTTACCACGCTCGCCAGTCCATCCACTGCTTCTAGCGCAGAAAGATTTGTGGCGAGGATTAGAAGTATCTTTGGTGGGAGCTTTGAGGTTGCTCCCTGTCTCTCTGTTTGCCTTTGCTCGACCCTTGGCAGTCAGTCCCGCACCCTTCTTCACAGAAAGCTTTTCACCTCTGCCTACAGATAGATTTGGGAATTTCTTTCTTGCCATATCGACTCCTACGCAACCAAGCCTTGCAAGTACGTAGTTTTACCCGCAACTTTGGTAGCAGTCAATTCCTGTTTTTTCAGGTTATCAGGGTCATAGCTGACATGCACCCAGCCGCTGTCAGGGATGCCAACTGTATAGAACTCAAGAATCAACTGGGTGTAGTCCAGATTGTGCATAATCCACCGAGCCAAGTCAGCATTGGCAACACCAGGGATTTCTATATCTGCTGCTCTCCCAAGGCAATGGTCTGAGGTTTTTGAGCCTCCCGTGGCTTGGTTGACGGCTGGAGCACGGAACCCTGAGTTCACCTTGACACCTTTGCCAAAGTGGTCACGCACAGGCTGCAACACTTTTTCACAAAGCAAACGCAGATTCTCTGTGGCCTGTTCATTAGGGGTATTGTCCAAGTCCAGACGTAATGCAGTCTCAGATTTTGTCATTTCATGCAAAGAAAAATTAGCAGTCAAGTTCATTTGATTTCCTTCTGTGATTCAACAGCTTTGTTGTACAAGTCTATACAGGCATTAAGTTTTTGTATAGCTCTGTCACCTTCTTCTGTTATGGCGATAAGATTCTTAGCAGTCTCTCGGTCAAGTTCGGCTGATGCTACTCATCCACCACTTCCGGTGGCAGAGAAGGTATCTGTGGTGGTTGGTACGGCGCAGGTCGTTTTGACAGGAAGCCGCAACCTGAGAGCACCAGAATCAATATCAGCGTTGCGCTGTTTTGCAACCAGTTTAGCTTTTTCATTTGAACTCCTTAGTGCATCCGCAGTCTTTGTTACAGCCGTGGCTAAAGCCTGTTCTTTTGACCTAGCAACCTTGTTTAGCTTATCTACCTCTTCTTGTTGGGCTTTTGCCTCAACATGCTTGCCGTAGTAATAGCCTCCACCGAAAGCTATTAACAGGGCTACAAGACCAGACAACAAGCCTTTCATGGCTTTGGTGGCTCGTCATTGTCGTTGGCTTCTGCCTTGGAAATGGCAGTGGCTACAGCTTTGATTCCTGACCGACCAGCCACACCACCAAGCACACCAGTGATAAACACCATGATGGTGCTAATCTGGCTTGTGTAAATCTTGTCGATAGGAGCCATGCCAGACATGGGCTGAGTGACATAGGTCACAGAGTACAGGAACATAGCCATTGCGCCAAGAAGGATGGTGACCAGCACCACGATAACAAACGCCCACACCCTGACTTCAATTTCCTCTGCTGTCAGGCGTTTACTGACATTTTTAATTACTGTAGCCATCACTTTTTCTCCTGTTCTGGTTTAACAAGTTGTTCTGGGCATGTGTTAGTAGCTGTGCAGATAGGTGGCTTGCACTCAGTATTTTCCCAATTTTTAGGGTCTTGGCAAGGATAGCGAAACCTATCTTCGCATCCTGTCATCAGAATTGCCATTAGAAACATCATCACGATTTTGTTCACGACTTTTCCTTTCCACCTCTCGTCTTAACTTTTCTACCTTTTCTATCTGTTGTTTGGCCTCATGCTTAGTTTGTAGCACATCCAAGTACAACATGCCTAAAAGAGGCAGTAAAAGAGCAATTAACACACATGCCGCTATCCATCCCACTACGTCTTCTCCATCCGACTTATGAACAGGAACCATAGCCACAGGTACAGGAGGAACAGCAAAGTCGCTACGAGATACGATAGGTTTGCTTGGAAGTTTCTTTTTTCCTCCCTGCGTTGCCATGCCTTATACCTCGCTTGCGCTTCTTCTTTGAGTCTAGCCTTTTCTTGTTCTTTTTTTATTACATCCCTCATGTCAAAAACTTTGGAATATAAGGCTCCCATTTCAGGTGGTGACTGATAAACCATCGTTTCTCTGATAGTTATTTCCAGTGCCGCCATCTGGTCTTGTGCCATGACCCGCTTGAGTGCGGCTTCCATCAGGTTTGCATTAGGGTCGTAGACGCTCTGGCTCTTTTCTTCTTCTTCTCTTATATGGGTAGCAAGTTGCTCTTGTAAGCGGAAAAACTCTGTGAGTTGAGCCACCACATTTGACATGACCTTAGTCTCGTCAACAGCAACATACTTCTCTTTCTTCTTGGATACAGGTTTAGAAACAGGCGTAGGTTTGCTGTCATCAGCAAACATCTTTGCCAGCTTCCCCCAGAACCCATGTGCCTCTTTAACAATACCAACAGCTTCATCAACTGTTGCCTTCACCTCCATAAAGGAGGTTTTTGCTTGTTTGTAAAGTTCGCACCCTTCTTTGATTGCCGCTACACATGCGTTGGCAGCAAAGAGGATGCTTATTGGGTCAATTTACAAACCCTCACCTGGAGTTACATACACAATGCCAGTACCAGATGCAACAATGGCAGAAAAATAAATAGAACTGGCAGCAACATTGGCACACTGTTTAGGTGTTGTAATTACTACTGTTTGATTGTTGTGCAATACATAACCATAGCTAGGTGTGCCAGCAACAGGAATTACAACAGCATCTGAGCTTGTTGTTCCTACACGGAAAAACACTTCAGTGGATGTACCATTGTGAACCCTGAGTTGATTGCAAGGACTGTCAGACAAAATAGAAACAGTGTTTGCAGTCGTTGATGCATTGATTCTGGTGGTCTTACCTTGAATTTGAAAAGCAATGTTATTTGCCATGATTAGTAAACCTTTCCACCGCCACCAGAAGTAGGTGACTCTTTGCGAGTGAAGTAATCGTTAGGCACATTGTTTTTGAAATTCCAGACAGACTGGAAACCACCTGCGGGAAGTTTGCCAGGGGTGAAGTCACCAGGCACACACATCTTGTTCTGTGTGACACCAGTGCCTACTTGAGCCTGTACCTTAGTTGTCTTGACTTTGGGAATCATGTCCATGTTTTTTCTCCTTTATCCTCACCAGCAGATAGCTGAATATTACATAAATTGCAAGAGTTGTCACCCTCTCCCACCTTGGTTCCCACATTACCCAACAGCCCAGACCAAAGGATGTGAGCAGAGCAAGTATGGTAATTAAGCGGTCTGAGATGACCCCTAACGCTAG